TTCAGAGTTCGAGTTAAAGGAGAATTTCCTAGAGCGTCTACGAATCAGTTCATATCACAAGCTCTTGTTGATGCAGCGAGAGGAAAACATCTTGATATCTCACAGTATAACTTTGCTCCAGTCATTATCGGAGTTGATAGAGCATGGTCAGGTGAAAGTGAGACAAAGATCTATCTTAGGCAAGGGTTGATGAGTAAGAAATTAGCTACATTCATTAAGGATGAAGATGATTATCTTGTGGCTGGACACTTAGCTAGATTAGAGGATGAGTATGATGCTGATGCTGTCTTCATTGACTTTGGTTATGGTACAGGATTATTCTCTGCTGGTAAACAAATGGGAAGGAAGTGGAAACTAGTACCATTTGGTGGTGCATCAGATGATACTATGTTTGCTAACAAGAGAGCTCAAATGTGGGGAGGATTAAAACAATGGTTAAAGGATGGAGGAGCAATACCTGATGATGAAGATCTATGTAATGATCTTGTTGGACCAGAAGCTTATTCAGTTCAGACAGGTAAGAATGCAGGTAAACTTATTTTAGAAAGTAAAGAGGATATGCAAATAAGAGATATAGCTTCTCCTGATGATGGAGATGCCTTAGCACTTACCTTTGCTTATCCAGTAAAGAATAAAGATCAAAAGCAATTTCAGACCTTAACAGAAAAACAAGAACAAAGATTTGATATTCTTAAAGTTGGACCAAGACAACAAGTGATTAATGAGTTTAATCCATTAAGTCCTTTAACGGATAAAGTAGAACATAGACCTAAATCTTGGTTGGAGATGCATACTAAACACTAATAACCAGTAAAGGGAGGAAGAAGAAATGTTCATGTTCAGTATTCAAATGAAAGAAGCTCAAGTAACAGTTGTAGCTTCTACCTTAGATGAAGCTAAGGAAAAAGTTGGTGTAGCTATGGGGATTACTAAGAAAGCTATGAAAGAGTTCAAAGAAGAATTAGAACTAATTAGCTTTTCAGAGATTATCGAAGAGGGAGAATTGTTAGACCCAAAAGAATAATATTCAACAAAATGAGTTAAGAGTATGTGTAGGAAGTAACTTATGTCTTACACATACTCTTAATTTTAAGAAAGGAGATAACAATGTGTGTATCAACACCTAAAGCTCCAGAGGCACCTAAAGCTGTAGCACCTCCTTCTCCTCCTCCTACTCCCATAGCTGAAGAGGTATCAGTATCCTCAGCTGAAGATACAAGGAGAGAGAAGCTAAGGAGATTAAGATCTGGGTTAGCTTCAACTATTAAAACTTCAGCTCAAGGAGTTTTAAAGACTG